CGTAAGGATGAGAAAGGGCGCAAGCGTCGCCGCTTCAAAATTGCCTACAGTGAGATGGGGGCGGGTAATCTTAAGTCCCTCATCCTCTCCGGCCTCTGTCTCTATGAGCTCCACGCCTTCGGTGAGCGCGGCGCCCAGGTCTACGCCGCGGCCACCGATCGCAAAACCGCACGCCGCGTCTTCGATACCGCCTCCACGATGGCTAAGGAGTCGGAATACCTTCGCAGCCAACTCCTCATCGGCAAGGAGAACATCGCCGACGTCGGCACGAACAGCAAGTTCGAACCCTGCGCTTCTGAGGATCAGAACCTGCAGGGGCTACGGCCTTCCTTTGTCTGCATTGACGAGCTGCACGCGCACGCCAATGACGGCGTGTGGAACGCCTTCTACAGCCGCCTGGGTAAAACTACCCAGCCGCTCATGTTCGCAATTACCAACAGCGGCTACAACCGCAACTCTGTTTGCTACAACCAGCGTGAGTATTCCGAGAAAGTTCTCAGCGGCATCATCCCGGACGACACATGGTTTGCCTGGATCTGCGGTCTCGATCCGGAGGACATCGAAGATCCCGACGGCTGGCAGGACGAAACCAAGTGGCCCAAGGCGAACCCTTGCTGGGGCACGGCCATCAAGCTCGCTGAAATGCGAGAGCAGGCCGTCAAAGCCCAGGGCGATCCCAGCTCGCTCAACACGTTTCTTCGCTTCCGTCTCTGCATCTGGACCACGAATTACTCCATGTGGATGCCCATGGATAAGTGGGAGCTTTGCAAAACTGCTATCCCCCGCGAGCAGCTCAAGGGCCGGCGCTGTTTCGGCGGCCTCGATCTGTCCACCACTACCGATATTTCGGCCTTCGTTCTTCTGTTCGAACCAACTCCGGAGGATCCGCTCTGGCATGTTCTGCCGTTCTTCTTTCTGCCCAAAGACAACATCGCCTTCCGCTGCAAGCGCGATCGCGTTCCCTATGACGTGTGGCAGCGCGCAGGCCTCTTTGAGCTGACTGAAGGCAACATCATCGACTATCGCTTCATCCGCGCCCGTATCAATAAGCTCGCTGCGGAGTTTCAAATCGAGCAGATCGCCTACGATCGCTGGAACTCAACCGACATCGTCACCAACCTCACTGAAGACGGCTTTGAGATGGTCAAGGTCGGCCAGGGCTTTGCCAGCATGGCCGCCCCCACCAAGCGCCTGTTGGAGCTTGTGCTCGGCGGTGAAATCGCTCACGGCGGCAACCCGGTCCTGCGTTGGATGGCCTCCAACGTTATTGTTGAAACGGATCCGGCCGGCAACATCAAGCCGGACAAAAGCAAGAGCCGCGAAAAGATCGATGGAATTGTCGCCCTCATCATGGCCGTCACCGGCGTGATGGCCGCAACGGCGCCATCCTCAAACGAACTCATCGTGTTCTAGGGAGCCGCATGGGAATTTTCGCCGGACTACTCGAAGATCAGCGCCAATCACTGGCAGTTGAGCGCCGATCGAACCTCGAAAACCCGTCGGTCCCGCTCTCACTCGCCTCGTTTCTAGGCTGGCTTGGGGCCGGTGAACCCACGGCTTCGGGTGAAGTCATCAACGTCCAGACCGCCATGCAGGTCACCGATTTCTATATCGGCCTGCGCTGGCTTGCCCAGGCCGTCGCTTCGTCGCCTCTCGTCATCTATGAGCTGCAGGGAAACGGCACAAAAGAGCGCATCGATCACGATCTGACGTGGATCCTCGCCAACGAGCCCAATGACGAGATGTCCGCGGTGCCTTTCTGGGAGTCGCAAGTCGGCGCCATGGCTTCCGCCGGCAACAGCTATGCGGAGATCATCCGCGACGGCGCAGCTCGCCCGCGCGGCCTCTATCCGCTCTCGCCTGGCGTCACCGAGCCGCGGCGCAACAAGAATGGCGTTCTTGAGTATGTAACCCGCTCCGGAATGCAAACCGGCATCGAGCGCGTCATCGCCAAAGAAGACATGGTCCACTGCCCCCTGTTCTCTTTCGACGGGTTGAAAGGTTTCTCGCCAGTCACCTGCGCGCGGCAAACGCTCGGCCTGGCGCGGGCTACTGAGAAATTCGGTGCAAAGTTCTTTGGCAATGGCGCCATGCCGCTTTCCATCTTTACCCCGGAGGTGGGCAACAAGGTTACGCCCGATCAAGCCGCCGCGCTCAAAGAGTCTTTCGAGCGCAACTATGGCGGAGAAAATTCGCTGCGCACCGCCGTGCTCACTGGCGCGTTCAAGCTTCAATCGCTCGGCTTCTCTCCCGAGGATTGCCAGTTCATCCTCACCCAGGGTTTTACTCGTTCCCGCATCGCCGCCTTGCTCGGTCTTCCGCCTCACGTTATCGGAGACACAACCAGGCTCAGCAACAACAACCACGAAAATCAGACTCTGCAGCTTGTTACTGACACGCTGCGGCCCTACTGCAACCGCATTGAGAAAGAGCTGCTCCGCAAGCTCATGCCGCGCAGCGGCCCCAAGGCCTTCAAGTACGTTATCGAGTTCGATTTCACCGAGCGCCAGCGCGGCGATTTTGTCACCACGCAGCAGGGCTTTGCTCTGGGCCGCCAGTGGGGCTGGCTCTCCGCAAACGACGTCCGCCGCGCCCTGGGCCTCAACCCTGGCGGTGCGGAGCTCGACATCTATCTGTCGCCGCTCAACATGCTTGACGCCAAGCAGGTCCTGCTCATGCCGCCACCCAGCGACGATAACGACGAAGCCGGCGCGGCGCTCGATGAAAGCCAGCGCACAGTTCTCGCCCGCTATGTCGTTCGCTATGGCAAGGCCTTTGTGCAAGCGTTCCAGGCCGCCGGCTCCGATCTTGAAAGGCTCTCGGCCGAGTTGCAGCCCGTGGTCGCTCTCATCGCCGACGGCGCAATCCATCACGATCCCTTTGGGCCCCGTGATGATTCCGCCGGTCAACGCATCGCCGGCGAAGCTATCGCTGCCGTCATACGCCGCTTGAAGAAACGCGGAGCCGCCTGGATCTTCGACGTCAACATCTGCCGCGCGGAGTTCCGCCGCGTCATCCGCGCCATTCACATCCGCACCGCCCGCGAAAGCGCAGCCATCGTTGCTTCGCGGCAAATCGAACCTGAAACCGAGGAGGAAGAACATGGCGATTGAACGCCGCTTCATCAAGGGCGCAAGCATCCGCGCCGTCAAGGGCGACAAGCCCGGCATCGCGGGCATTGGCGTTGTCTATGACCAGGTCTATGACAATGGGTGGTTCAAGGAAGTGGTCAAGCCCGGCGCTTGCGCCCGCGTCCTCAGCGAGAGCCAGGACGTGCGCTGTCTCTTCAATCACGACGTCAACCAGGTCCTGGGCCGCACTAAATCCGGCACGCTCCGCCTGCAGGATTCCTCCGAAGGCTTTGGCTTCGATTGCGACACGGATCCGGCAACCAGCATCGGTGCCGACGTCCGCTCCATGATCGAGCGCGGCGACGTCGACGGCTGCAGCTTCAGCTTCAACGTCCGCAAAGACACCTGGTCTGACGAGTTCGATGAGAACGGCCGTTATGTTTCCAGCACGCGGTCAATCGAAGACATCGACATGTTTGACGTCGGCCCCGTCACCTTTCCGGCCTACACGCAAACCAGCGTGGGCGCGCGTAGCGCCTGGCCGGATGGTGTGCCGGCAGAGCGCCGCAGCCACATTGAGCAGCTCCGCGCCGCGCCGATCCGCAGTAAGCGGGATGAAGGTTGCGAGTGCAACTGCGAGCCGTGCGACGCCGGCCGCTGTGAAGACTGCGACAACCCTGACTGCAGCGACGAAAACTGCCGTTGCGAAGGTTCGCGTTGCCGGTCGCTGTTGCTTCGCGCTCGTGCCCATATTCACGCCGCTTAGAGCCGCTTTCGAGGTGAGAAAATGAATTCAAATATTCGTGTTTTCGATGTCCGACTCATGAAAATCTCGCGCGAACCTGCTCGCTTCTTGCCGCTTGAAATCGTAGTCATAGCTGATTCTTTTCCGCAGGCTGCTGAGGCGGCGGTGATTCGCGCAAACGATATTGTAAAAACTCGCGCCTTAAGCGGCGCGGCAGACAATACAGGCGTCGTTTTTGAAGGTTTCACTGTTGAGGATGTCTCCAGTATGACGGTGGTCCGCGAAAATGCAGCGCTCGCAAGGGGCGTCTGACCATTGATCACTGACAACTGTTTTTCGTTTCCGTTGCGGCCCAGCGCCGCTGCCTTCAAGGGCAATCGGATGCGTACGTCTTCCTGGCAACGGCCGCGCCGCCAACAGGTCAACCGCAACTTTCAACCCAGTTTTTCCGGGAGGAAAAGCAATGGCTATACAGGAACTCAAACTGAAGCGCGGCCAGCTCGGCACGGAAGCCAGCCGCCTGGCGGCGGAGTCAACCAAGCTTGCAACTAAGGTGGGCCGCTCCGTAGATGAAGTCGCAAAAGCGAAGGAGCTTCGCACGCAAGCCACTGTCATGCTCGACGAGGCTGACACCATCACCGAGCAGATCACCCTGCTCGAACGCAGCGCATCCCTCGAAGAGCGCAATGGTCGCATTAACCCGTCGCCCCGCCCCAACCCGGGCACTGAAGAGCCTGCGGCGCGCACCGATGCGGCGGCCTCCAGGCTGCTCACCAACGCGGTTGAGGTCTATCTCCGCTTCGGTGAGCAGGGCGTGGAAAAGATGTGCACGCAAGAAGAGCGGGCCGCTTTCAAGGGTGGCCGCCGCGATGCGCCTGTCCGCCACATCGTTATTGGCGGCGAGCGTCGCGACATCACGGAGGGTGGCACTGGCGCTTATATCGTGCCGCAGGAGTTCTATCCGGAACTCATCTCCGGTAAAAAGTTCGTTGGCAACCTGGTTGGCAGCGTCCGCAAAAAGGTCACCGCGGGCAATGGCGCGCCCATGAAGATCGGCCTGGAGAACGACACCGCGAATTCCATCGTCATCATGACGGAGGATACGGATGTCACCGAGACCGATCCAACCCTTAGCGGTTTCACTGGGTCGACCGACACCGGGGCGACGCTCATCAAGGTTTCCAGGCAAGAGCTTGCGGATTCGGGCTTCAACCTTGTTTCGATCTTCCGCGATCGGCTCACCAAGCGCTATGCCCGTGGCCTTGAGAACTTCATCGCCAATGGTGACGGCGCAAATGTCCAGTCGTTGCTCAGCACTTCCGTTACCGGTGCGCCATTTGCAGGCAGTTCCGGCACCACCTTCGGTACGGACACCTTCAACATCACCGCAACCAACGCGGGCCCCGGGTACGCGGACTTCAATGCCTGTGAAGGTCTCCTGGATCCGGTCTATGAGCCGAACGCCGCGTGGTTCATGCACAAGTCCACCCGCGTCTACGTGGCAGGGCTTCTCGATACCCTGAACCGTCCGCTCTTCCAGCCCAACCCGCAAAGCGGCATGCTTGACCAGATCCTGGGCTATCCCATCAAGCTCACCGCATACTATCCCATCGCCACCACGGCCGGAGCCAACGCAGTTACCTTCGGCGATCACGAGGAAGGCTACCTGCTCCGCACCGATGGCGACCTGGTTGTCCAACGGCTTGACGAGCGCTTCGCCACACAGTTGATGGTTGGGTTCCTGGCTTACACCCGTTTTGGCGGCTACATCACCAACCCGGGTACCAATCCCATCGTGGGCATGCAGACGCACTCCTAAGCAGTTGTCATCGCAGCCACTGGCTACCGGGCTGGTGGCTGCTCTCTGACCACTGATCTCTGAAAACTGGCAACTGACAACTCGTTCACTGGAGGTGAACTCATGTCGCACACCACCACGCTCTCCAACCTCAACGTCGCGGTTCCCGCCACTGGCGCGCCTGACTACGGCGGCGGGGCAACGGATTTTGCGTTGCTTTGCCTCGCGCTTATCGCCATCAACTCGGGCTTCTTCGGCGCAGCCAAGTACACCGCCGCTGGCGCCATCGCTGTTCCGGCTGTCGGCACCGCCACGGCCTTCCTGAAGGCTGGCTCCGCGGCCGCAATGACTCTTGCCGCTCCGGTAACCGGTGCGCCCAGCGCCGGCGGCCAGGACGGCGTTAACCTCACCATCATCGCGGAAGATGCCTACGCGTACACCGTCACCACGCCCGCCAACGGCATTGTTGGCTCCAAGCACGTCGCCACATGGACCGCCGCGGTCGGCAACAGTATCGACCTGGTCGCTCAGGGCGGTGCATGGTGGCCGGCGGGTACGCCTGCCGGAGTCGCCCTCACCTAAACTGCACAGATTTTCTTCCGCCGGGGCGGTCCTGTTGCCGGGGCTGCTCCGGTTCTTTTCGAACTGTTATCTGTAACTTGCCATCTGCCATCTGGTGCCTCATGAAGACATCTATCGTCATCGCCGCTGATAACTTTCGTCCTGCAGGCTGCCTGCGCCCGGCGATCCCCGGCGAGGTTCTTTATCCACCCGCCGCGATCGCCAAGCAGCTCGTCAAAGACGGCCTCGCCATCCCCGCAAAGCGCGCCCCTGAGTTTGCAGTCCGTAAGCCGAAGGAATCTCGCTAAATGGCTCTTAACGTCCAACAACTGGCCGGCCCGCTCATCGAGCCCATCACGCTCGCTCAGATGCATGCGCAGTGCCGCGTAGACGCGAGCTTCACGGGGGATGACTCACTCTTCGCCATCTATGGCCCTGCGGCGCGCCAGGTAGCGGAAAAGGTCACTCGCCGCGCCTTCTTCAATCAGACCTGGCAGCGCACTCTGGACAACTTTCCCATCGCCGGCAGCTTTGATTACACATCTTCGCCCGCCGATCGGTGGAACGCGCCCACCTATGGCGCTCTCTGGAACCGCCTCGCCATCGACCTGCCTAAGGGCCGCGCGCTGGCAATCAACTCCATCGGATACGTCGACGGTAACGGCAACCCGCAGACTTTGTCGGCTTCGTCCTATTCTCCCGATCTCAGCGGCGACGTGCCGCGGCTCTTTCCCGCGCAGATCTCCAGCGGCGGCCAGGTGTGGCCCTTCACCGGCGTCTATCAGCCTGGCAGCGTCAACATCCAGTGGCAGGCCGGCAGCTACGTGCAAAAGGTTACTGAAACTTTTACAGTGCCATCGAGCCCCGGTCCTTACGTCTACAACCTTCTGCAGCCCGGCGTCACTGGCGGCATCGCCGTCTCTACCACCGGGGGCACGCCGGTCCCAGTTTCTGGCTGGTCTGCCACCTATCCCGGGGTCGGCACAACCTCTGTTCTCACGCTTCCCTCCGCACAGGCCGGCGCAACGCTCTCTGTCACCTACTACGTCGCTAACACGCCGGCTAACGTCCTGGTGGCCTTGCTCATGCTCGTTGCTCACTTCTACCGCAACCCTGAGGCCACCACGGACCTCGAAATGAAAGACCTGCCCTTCGGTGTGCAGGCGCTGCTCGGCTCTGAAGTCATAGAGTGGACGGATTACCGCCCATGCTGAGGCAATCTGTTCTCAACCCCTCTATCCGTGCGGGCGAACTCACCCGCCAGGTCAGCTTCGCGCATGTCAGCGTCGCGCAAGACGGCAGCGGGCAGCCCATCAACACCTGGTCCAACTACCTCACCACGCGCGCCAAGATGGAGAACTTGAGCGGCCAGCAGCTCTATCAGTCTGACAGCTTCACCGCGCAGGGCATCTGGCGCATTACGCTTCACTATCACGCCGGCATCGTCTCGGGCGATCGCTGCTTCTACGCGCCATCCACCGGCACGCCGCACACCTTCGATGTGCAACTCGTCAATGACATCCTCGAACGTCACCGCGTCCTTCAACTCACCTGCCTTGAAATCGACGGGAGCAGCTAGCCATGATCGAGGTCGGCATCGGTCAACTCATCGGCGGCTACGCGCAGGGACTGCCCGCCATCAAGACGCAGCAGCTGCAGGCCGTC